TCTTGTGGTACTCCCGTTGGAAAAATGAGAGTTAATCAACTTGCTAAAGGTGAACCAATCTCAGAGGATACAATCAAAAGAATGTACAGTTACCTATCAAGACACGAAGTAGACTTAGATAGTTCAAAGAGTTACGATGATGGATGTGGTAAATTGATGTACGATAGTTGGGGAGGTAAATCAGCACTAAGTTGGTCTGAGTCTAAAATCAAATCAATTGACAGGGAGAAAATGTCAAAACAAAAGTTCGCAACAGATGATGAAAAGAGAATAGTTGTAGGACCAGCAATGGTTCCTGACTTAAAGATATTCCGTAAAGATTCAAAAGGTAATCCTTACTTTGTTTTCTTCAGTTCAAAAACAATCAAGATGATTATGGAAAAGTATATGAGAAACAAATATACTGATAATAATGACGAGAATCATAATGGTAACGCGGTAAAAGATGTTTATGTAATTGAGTCTTGGATTAAAGAGGATATGGAAGACAAGAGCAACAAATACGGTTATTCCGAATTACCTATTGGAACTTGGTTTGTATCAATGAAGGTACGTAATGATGAGGTTTGGCAGAAAGTTAAGAAAGGTGAATTGAATGGATTTAGTGTATCAGGATACTTTGAGGAGGTAGCACAATTCTGTATGGAGGAGATGTTCCTTAAACAAGTTGTTGACATATTAAAAAATATTAAAGACTAAAATGAGAATATATATATAATTCCATATTTACTAATAGAACAAATAAATTAAAAACAATTAAAACAGACTATGTCAAATTCAAAAACAGCAATTAACGAAATCAAGAAGTTAATGAAACAGTTTGGTTTTATGTCCGATGACGCATCTTTAAAGTCTTTCAAATTGGAAGACAATACAATCCTTGAAGCATCAGAACTTAAAGTAGGTGAGTCAATCACTCGTTTAAGTGATGAGTTTGAAAGAGTAGCATTAGAAGATGGTAAATTCAGATTAGTTGAAAACTTTGAAATAGAAGTTAAAAACAGTAAAATCATTAAGGTTCAACAAATATTTGTTGACGCAAAATTGGAAGATGGTACTCAAATCAGAGTTGAAGGTGATTCACTTGTTGAGGGTGCTAAAGTCGTTGTAGTAACTGAAGAAGGGGAAATGCCAGCACCAGATGGTGTACACACATTAGAAGATGGAACAAAGGTAGAAACCAAAGAAGGAGTTATCGCAATGGTAGAAGAAAAAATTGCTGAAGAGCAAATGGAAGATTTACCAATGGAAGAAAAACCAGAAGTAGAAATTGAAGTTGAATCAAAAGACCCAATCCAAGAAATCGTTTCATTACTAAAAGATATGATGGAAAAAGTATCTCAAAAGATGAAAGAGATGGAAGAAAAGGTTGAAGAAGTTAAGGCTGACTTCAGTAAATTTAAATCAGAACCAGCAGGTAAAAAGATTGCTAACGGTAAAACAGATTTTAATAAATCAACAAATAATAATGAGGACGCACTTCAATCTAAATTAGATATGATTGCTGAATTAAGAAAAAATAACAAATAAAAAAAAAAATAAAAGAATTATGAAAATTTTATCAAAAGAACAATTCGCATATGACGTAGCAACAATCGGTAGTTACGTTGACCAAGTAGGTGGTGAATTACTTTCAAAAGCATTGATCGGAGGAACGACCGCAAAATACAGCAATGTTCGTCTCGGCATAAAAGGGACACAGGCGTTAAACCTTTTAAACTCAACTGCGTATTTCCAAGATGGTACTTGCGGATGGTCTCCATCTGGTACAACTACCTTCACTCAATCAAACATTACAACTTGTCCTGAGAAGTACAACGAGGCACTATGTTACAAAGATTTGTATGATACATACCAATCAATGTTAATGGCACCAGGTCAAACTTCTGAGACTGTTCCGTTTGAAGCACAAATCGCTGACTTAAAAGTTTTACAAATTCAACAAAGAATTGAACAACAATTATGGCAAGCAACAACAGGTTCATCTTGTTTCAATGGTTTGAAGACTTTAATTGCATCAGGTCAAACAGGTATCGCTGTATCTGCATCAGGTACAACTTTCTCACCAACCGCAGCATACGGTTCTAACGGTAACCCAATCACTGAAGTTGATAAATTAATCAACGCATTAGATGACAACGCAATGTCTCGTGAAGACTTAGTTGTGTTTATGTCTTACAGTAACTTCCGTTTATATGTACAATCATTGGTTAAGGCTAACTTCTTTATGAACTATATCGGTTCTACTGATATTACTTCAATGTTAGAAGCCACTCATCCTTCAACTAACGTAAAAATCGTTCCAACTATTGGTTTGAACAGTTCTAACCAAGTAGTAATCGGACCACGTGAATATATCGTTGTAGGTTTTGACTTATTGTCTGACCACGAGAAATTAGTAATTTGGTATAGCAGGGATACAGATGAATTGCGCTTACGTGCAAACTACAACTATGGTGTAACAATCGCCAAGTTTGGTTCAACTGCTTACTTCGCAACTAACGGATTATAGTAATTAAAAATATTAAGGGGGGAGTAAAATCCCCCTTTTAAAAAAAATAAACAAAACAAATTAAATATAAAAAATATGAGCTGTTTTATAACTTCAGGAGAAGCGTTAGGTTGTTCCGATAGTATAGGTGGTATTAAAAAGATTTATGTTGCTGGTGGTTCAGGATACACTTCAGGTTATACATATGACGCTGACGGTGCTGTAACTGGTGCAACATCAACCGCTGGCACTACTTACTACGGATTTGAACTTAAAAGAAATACTTCTTCATTGGCACAAAACACAACAAAGAGTTACGAAAATGGAACCGTTTATTGGGAACAAGTTCTAACTGCTGTATTGTTTAAATACGACCAAGAAAAGAGAAACAAATTGAAAGTGTTAGGACAAAATGATAATTTACAGATTTTAGCAATTGACCAAAATGACACAATTTACGTTTTAGGTCAAGTTAACTATTCTTACTTATCAGGTGGTGCTGCAACTTCAGGTTTGGCATTGGGAGATCGTAACGGATTTGAATTAATTTTCACGGCACAAGAAGCTGAACCAGCAAGAGTATTGTCTGGCGCAGGTTCTACTCCAGAGGCAGTAATTACTTCAGTGTTCGGTGCAATCATTAGTGGATAATAGTAAGTCGTAAGACTGAATATTCTATATCTAAATAATTTAAGGGGGACCTATGTCCCCTTTTTTTATGCCATACCAATTCAAGATGAATTTTTTTATATTTACTAATATATACAACATATCTTATGATTATATTAAATAAAGGACAATCTAATACGTTAGTATTAAACATCAATAATAACTCAAGAACGGATTTTTCTGGTTATACTTTGACCTTTCTTCATATCGTAAGTCAGGAGGAAAAGACATATACAATTAGTACTTCAAACAATGCTCAGTTTGGTGAGAATGATAGGTATTGTGAAATTATATTAAACTTTGCTGCAAACGATTTAAACTACGAAGGACAGTACCAATTGAAAATATATGGTAATGGTACACAATTAGTTTATACAGGTATGGCGAGGTTAGATGGTACCACAGAACAAGGTAATACTTTCACACAATACATTTCAAATGATGAGGAGAATAACAATTACATATACATACAAGAATAATTTATGAGTGAAGAAAAACAAAAATATCAATTAGGGAAAATGAATTTTACACAGGAACCATTGTTACCTGTGTTCAATGAAGTATTTCAAAGATATCCCTGGGTTTATTATGGTGAAAATAATATGATGCCACAATACCTAATTTCAAGATACCAAAATTGTGCTATACATAAGTCAGTTATAATTTCAAAAAAAGAACAGATTTGTGGTGATGGAATTGTTTCATTAAACAATCCAATGGCAACAATTAATCTAATCAATCCAAAGGAGAATGTTTATGATGTATATCATAAATGTGCGTTGGATTTGGTTCTGTTTGGTGGTTACGCATTAAATGTGGTATGGTCAAGAGACAGAGAAAGTATTGCTGAGATTTACCATATTGATTATAGTAGACTTAGATGTGGAAAAATAAATCCTGAAACAGATGAAATTGAAAAGTTTTATTACTCAGCAGATTGGTTAAATACCAAAAAGTTTGTACCAGAAGAATATGATTCATTCAATCAAAACGAAGGTGGAGCATCTCAGATATATTATTATAAATCTTATACTCCGTCTAATTCTTACTACCCACACCCTGATTATTCAGGTGGTCTTGCCGCTATTGAGATTGATGTTAATATAAAAGAGTTTCACGCAAACAATCTAAAGAATGGTATGATGCCATCACTTTGGATTAATATGAATAATGGTATTCCTGGCGAGGAAGAACAAAGACTTGTTACAAGAGCATTAGAGTCCCAATTTTCATCTGTAAACAACGCAGGTAGACCAATCATCTCTTTCAACGAAAGTAAGGAATTAGGACCTGAAATAACCCAAATACAGACATCGGCAAACGATGGTTATTACCAAGCAATTTATGAGGATATTGTTCGTACAATTCTTTCCGCTCACAGGGTTTCTTCAGGTGAGTTATATGGTATATCCACCGCAGGTAAATTAGGGTCAAGAGCGGAGATTGTGGACCATTCAGAGTACTTTAGAAAGATGGTAATTCAACCATACCAATATCAATTATTACCAACATTCAATAAGTTGATTTCACTTAAATTCCAAAGACCAACAACATTTGAAATTAAACCATTATCATTATTTTTAACTGGTGATGTTACCGATAACCCTGCGGTTATTGATAAACCAGTTACATCTGTTGAGGCGGAGTCTACACCAATTAATGAGAATATCAAGAAATTGTCTGGCAGAGAATATCAAGGTCTATTAAGAATTGTAAGAGAATATAACAAAGAAAAAATAACAAGAGGACAAGCAATACATATGTTAATGAGTGGATACGGATTAACAGAAGAAGAATGTAGTGTTTATTTAGGAGACGAAGAAACAAACTAATTTTATATGGCTAATACATTATTAATATCTGAGAA